GTAGGTAAAAACATATCAGGACAAACCAACCCTAATCGCTTTGAGTTAACAAGGCTTCAAAACTACGACCCAAGAGGGGATTATAAGTTAAAAGATAAAAGTGTAGTACAGCGTAATGAAGAACTAAGAAACTTGGCTACACAACTAATTGAGTTAGGTTGGGACTCCGACAGGGGAATAGAGCAGCAGCTTACTAGAGATAACGACCCTGCTAAAATACAACAGTTTTTAGAGTTAGTGCTTAATAATCCTTTACTTACAGATTTTTATACTGACGTAGGGTACTTATCTGATCCTGAAGAAACCAAAGAATTTTATAACAGTCTCGTAGAGCAAGGTGGTGAAGATACTAGCGAACAAGACGCTATAGATATAGCGGCGGCTGCTACTGCCGCTGTAGACGCGCTAACAAATCCTGAAGATACTGAGGAAGTTATTGCTGCAAATGATGCAGTGACTGCGGCTGAAACAGCGACACAAGCTGCATCAGACAACGTATCAACTGTAATAGAGGAAACAAATGCTTCCGTAGCTAGTGCTGAAGGCTATGCTAATTATATGCGTAATCGTTATGGGCCTTTTAGTTCTAATTACAAAAGAGCAAAGGCAGCAGAAGACGCTGCAAAACTCGATGCACGTAATAAAGTAAACCAAGCACGTACAGCAGAAAGTGTAGCTCAAGCCGATTATGAAGATGCTATAAAGCTACAACAGGGTACTTACAAAGACGCTCAAGATGCTTACAGAGTAGCTCAGGTAGAAGCACGTAGAACCGCTGAAGCAGACGTACAGCAACGTATAGCAGAGCAAAAAGAACAAAATAGGATACAACGAACCACAGACACAGACGGCGATGGTGTTTACGACGTTGTTGACTTGTTTCCTGATGATCCTACTGAGTGGCAAGACTCCGATGGAGATGGCGTAGGAGACGTAGCTCAAAGGTTAGCTCAAGAACAAGCAGCAGAAGCTGAAAGAGAGCGTCAACGCTTAGAAGAAGAAGCTAGGAAAGCTAGAGAAGCAGAAGAAGAACAAGAAAAAGTTGTAGTCCCTGTCGAGCCAGTACCGCCACCAGAAGAACCTCCATTAGAAGTAGCTCCTCCAGTTGTAGAGCAACCTGTAGAAGAATCTACAGAAACCACAGGTAGTAGTGGTGATGAAGGAACTCCGGCAGAGCCTATTGTTGCACAACCTACAGATGTAGGAGAAGAACAGCCTACATCCACAGACATTATTGCTGCTCAGTTAAGAGAAGCTATCGGTGCTGAAGAAGACCCTAATGTTAAAGAAGGTCTACAGCTAGAGTTAGACAAGTGGCTATCCGGTGGCCCTACAGAATATCAGACTGTTCCCAGTGGCCCACCTCCTCCAGATGTAACTGGAGACTTTGACGTTACCGATGCAGTATCTTGGGTTGCCCGTCTAACAGACTATTTTAAGCAGCAGCCTGCTTCTGGAGTAGAAACTGAGCCTACAGATCCTTTAGCTGATGACTTCCCTGAAGTACCACTTACAGGTGGCCCTGTAGCTTTTGACCCTGTAGACCCTGTAGAGCCTGTAGAGCCTGTAGAGCCTGTAGAGCCTGTAGAAGAACCTGTAGAGCCTGTAGAAGACCCAACAGGCGGAGCAGCAGAAACAGGTGTAGGAGCCGGAGATACAGGAACAGGAGGTGGTGAAGGCACTGGAGAAGGCACTGGTACTGGTGCAGGGATAGGTGCAGGACTTGCTGTGGGGCTTGCAGCGGGGCTTATGAAGCCACAGGGAGTAACTAAAAAATTATTTGAAGACTATGGTTTTACACCGATGTACCAAGCTCCTGAAGCAGTAAAGAAAGCAACACAATACCAAACACCGGACTTCACCCCAAGTTTATTTAGGAACATAATATAATGAGTACAACTTATTTATCATTAGTCAACAGTGTCCTTAGACGATTAAGAGAAGACGAAGTATCTGGTGTAACTAACACAGCTTACTCCAAGATGGTAGGTGACTTTGTAAATGATGCAAAGACACAAGTAGAGAACTCACATGACTGGTCTACTCTAAGGACTACAGTAGTTGTTTCTACAGTTGAAGGAACTACAGAATATAGCTTGACAAATGCAGGAGAACGTGTTAAAATATATAGCGTTATTAACGATACTTCTAATTTCTTTATTAATTACCAAACACCTACATGGATTAACAACGCAGTCTATAACACTGGGTCTATCAGCGGCTCTCCTGAATACTACACCTACTCAGGAGTAGATAGCTCAGACGATACTAAGGTTAGAGTTTATCCTAATCCTGATGGTGTATATTCATTACGTTTTGACTTAATAGCAAGGGAAAGCGACTTATCTAATGATGCAGACGAAACTGTCCTGCCTGCTAATCCTATTGTCCATACAGCAGTTGCACTACTCGCAAGAGAAAGAGGAGAGACTGGCGGCACGACTGCACAAGACTACTTCCTCATTGCAGACCGTCATTTATCAGACGCAATTGCGTTAGACGCTTACAAGAATCCAGAAGAATTTATTTGGCAACCTAAGTAATGGCTCAGCAAAGACAAAACATCTACATAGGCGCTCCGGGGTTTCGTGGGTTAAACACTCAAGATTCTCCTGTGGGTCAAGACCCTTCCTTTGCTTCTGTTGCAGAAAATGCAGTCATTGACAAGTTTGGTCGTATTGCAGCGCGTAAGGGTATAAATAAGCTCACTAGCTCAGCAACGCCACTGGGGTCTAGTATAGGTGTAGAAACTATCTTTGAGTTTGTAGACTATAGCGGAGACAAAGTTGTTTTCTCTACTGGCAATAGTAAGATATTCACAGGCACCACCACACTAACTGATGTTACTCCGGGCAGCTACACAGTATCTGCAAACAACTGGAAGATTATAAACTTTGCTGACCATGCTTACTTTTGGCAGCGAGGACAAGAGCCACTAATATACACTGATGAGTCAGGCTCTGGTGTACTTGAGAAGTTTAGTGACCATTCTCATGCTACAGGCACACCACCACAAGCTAACGAAGCATTAGCTGCCTTTGGTCGTGTATGGGCTGCTGACGTTACAGGGAACAAGCACACACTGTACTGGTCAAACTCTTTGGCAGGACATGAGTGGACAGGTGGTAGTTCAGGTAGTTTAGACATCACTACAGTCTGGCCTACAGGACACGATGAGATTGTAGCACTAGCAGAGTTTAATGACTTTCTAGTTATCTTTGGTAAGCGTAGCATACTATTGTACCAAGGTGCTTCATCACCATCCAGCATGACACTATCTGATACTATCACTGGTATCGGATGTATCGCTAGAGACAGCGTACAGAGCAACGGTACAGACCTTATATTCTTGTCTGACTCTGGTTTACGCAGCTTAGGTAGAGTTATCCAAGAGAAGTCTAATCCTATTGGTAACGTATCCAAGAATGTACGTGACACTATGATGCAGTCTGTAAACACACAGACAGGTAACATTAAGTCAGTGTACAGCCCAGAAGAAGCCTTCTATCTGTTGTTCTTACCTTCCTCTTTGGAAGTCTATTGTTTCGATATGCGCGGTACGTTAGAAGATGGCAGTTACAGGGCGACTACTTGGGAAGGCAATGCTCTACTGTGTGGCGAGAGAGCAGAAGACGGTACACTGTACTTTGGTAACTCAGTAGGTGTCAACGACTACAGTGATTACTTGGATGATGCTGATACGTACACATTCAAATACTTCACAAACCCACTGTCCTTTGGCGACCCCTCTAAAGTTAAGATGCTCAAAGAGATTAACTTTACAATCATAGGCGGCTCAGGTAGTGAGATAGTAGGCAACTGGGCTTACGACTACACTGAAGGTTACAGTAAGCAAGCATTCACTGTTGCTACTAGCCTTATCGCAGAGTACGGAATATCTGAGTACAACGTAAGTACGTCAGAGTACAGTGCTACTATTGTTATTGACGTTGCTAAGCTTAAAGCAACAGGGTCAGGCAAAGTAGCAACTATAGGCATAGAAGCAACAATAGACCAACGGGCCTTGTCAATACAAGAGCTAAACACTGAAGCAGTTATAGGCAGACTTATATAATGACTGATTATACAAAAACAACTAACTTTGCAGCAAAGGACTCCTTACCTTCAGGCAACGCTAACAAGATTGTCAAAGGCACTGAGATTGATACAGAGTTTAATAACATTGCAACAGCGTCAGCGACTAAGGCAAACATTGCTAGTCCTACGTTCACTGGCACAGTAACTATACCCACAGCAGACATCAATGGTGGTGCTGTAGACGCTACGACTATAGGAGCATCTAGTGCTTCAAGTATCGTGGGCACAACCGTTGTAGCAAACACCAGCATCAACATTGCAGGTGATGGGGCTACTGTAACTGGCATTAAAGATGAAGATGATATGTCTTCCAATAGTGCCACCAAACTGGCTACTCAACAGTCCATCAAAGCATACGTTGACAGCCAAGTAACCGCACAGGACTTAGATGTTACTGACGGCTCATCAAGCATTGACATTGACTTAGATAGTGAGTCTCTGGGCATTCTAGGCGGCACAGGGCTATCTTCTACTGCATCAGGTACAAGTGTAACCCTTGCAATAGACAGCACCGTAGCGACGCTTACAGGCTCTCAGACGCTGACTAATAAGACGCTTACTGCTCCTACTCTTACAGGCACAGCAGTAGTAGCTTCTTTGGACATCTCAGGCGACGTGGATGTTGACGGTACGTTGGAAACTGACGCACTGTCTATCAACGGTACTACAGTAACCAGCACAGCCGCTGAGCTTAACATCCTTGACGGTGTTACGTCTACTGCCGCTGAGTTAAACATACTTGATGGTGTAACGTCCACTACCGCTGAACTTAACATCCTTGACGGTGTTACGTCTACAGCAGCAGAGCTTAATATACTAGATGGTAAAGCATTTCTTGATGAAGACAATATGGCATCTAACAGTGCTACAGGTATTGCTTCTCAACAGTCTATTAAGGCTTATGTAGACTCACAGGTAACTGCACAGGACTTAGACGTTACTGATGGTTCTACATCTATTGATATTGACCTTGACTCAGAGTCTTTAGGTATCCTTGGTGGTACAGGTATTGACTCCGCTGCATCAGGTACTGGAGTAACATTGTCTATTGACAGCACTGTTGCTACGTTAACTGGTTCACAGACTCTTACGAATAAGACATTGACTGCTCCTACGCTCACAGGTACGGCTGTAGTGGCTTCTCTGGACATCTCTGGTGATGTAGATGTTGATGGTACTTTAGAAACTGATGCGCTATCTATTAACGGCACAACGGTTACGTCTACGGCAGCAGAGTTGAATATACTAGACGGCGTTACCTCTACCGCTGCCGAGCTAAACATCCTAGATGGTGTGACGGCTACCACTGCTGAACTTAACTATGTGGACGGCGTAACGTCTGCCATACAAACGCAGATAGATGCTAAGGCACCTATTGCTAATCCAACGTTCACCGGCAGCTTCACAAGCCCCGGCATTGACGATAATGCAGACGCCATTGCTATCACAATTGATAGTTCGGAAAATGTGGGCATCGGGACTGGCAGCCCAAGCAGTTTTTATTCAACAAGTCTAGTTGTAAATGTTCCTGACGAAGACGGAATCACAATTGTTTCCCCGACAACAGGTTTGGGATATTTAATGTTTGCTGATGGTACTTCTGGCAACGCTAGATTTCGTGGCTTTATAGGTTATGAGCATGATGGCGATTTGATGCAATTCGCTACAAGCGGGGTAGAGCGTTTTCGCATAGCCTCAGATGGTTCACTATCTACTCCAACATCAGGAACCTCTAACGTCCGATTCGGTGTCAACGCAGGTAACAGCATAGCCTCTGGCGGCAACTACAACGTGGTTGTGGGCGATGAAGCAGGTACGGCTTTGACTACGGGTGATAGCAATGTAGCTATCGGTTTTGAGGCGTTAAAAACTGAGGATGCTCATGGTAGTAACGTAGCAGTAGGGTATCAAGCGTTATCTACTCAAGATGCAGGATCAGATGCTTACAACACCGCAGTAGGAGCAAGTGCAGGAGCGTCAGTCACCACGGGAGTCCAGAACACTATCGTCGGGGGACTTGCATTAGACGCAGCCACCACAGGCGCAGCACAAACGGCTATAGGGTACGCAGCCCTGACTAGCGATACACGAGGACAAAACAGCACAGCAGTCGGTCACAACGCATTATCAGCCCAAAATTTTACTACAGCTACCAATGCTTACAATACTGCGGTTGGCTCGCAAGCCGGTGGTGCAGTCACCACGGGAACTAACAACGTATTGGTTGGTGGCCTAGCAGGTGATGCCCTTACTGATGCTGATGCAAATGTCGCAATAGGAAAATCCGCTCTAAGTGCAGATACGTTAGGAAGCAAATCAATAGCCATTGGTTTAGGCACGTTACAATCTCAAAATTTCACAACAGCTACAGATTCTTTCAATGTTGCAGTCGGTCATGGTGTTGGCGCATCAATCACCACGGGAATTTATAACGTCCTCATTGGTGGTCAAGCGGGTGACGCTATTACTGACGCCGACTTTAATGTGGCATTGGGTACAAACTCTTTAAGCACTAACGTGCTTGGAAGTCAGAACGTAGCTATCGGTAACGCTGCGCTGAATGCCATGAATCCTTCGGGCGCTGTTGATACTTACAACACCGCAGTAGGTGCGAGTGCTGGTCTGTCTGTCACTACAGGGGCGCACGTTACGATTGTTGGTGGTTTAGCTGGAGATGCACTTACTACCGCAGAATACACTGCTGTCTTTGGTTCAGAGGCATTAGGCAATGAAACAGGGGGTACATTAAGCACAGCCTTGGGCTACGCTGCTGGGTTTTCACAAAATGTCACATCAGGTGCTTCAGGTAACACAAACGTAGGCGCTCAAGCTGGCTTTTATAACGTCACTGGAACAAACAATACTCGCGTTGGATATAACGCAGGGGTTGGGGCTTCTGGGCAAAGTAACAGCAACAACACCATAGTTGGCTCTTCGGCTGGCAGCGCGATAACTACAGGTAACACAAACACTTTTTTGGGCAAAGATGCTGGGGACATTCTACAGACTGGTAATAACAATGTCTGTATTGGAAACAATGTTAACCCACATCAATCAAACGGTGCTAACCAAATTGCTATCGGACATGATTTTCAGGCAGTTGATAATAACTATTTCAGCTTTGGTAAAGCGTCAAATGTTGTAAGCAATCAGTTTACTGTAAACGCAAGCTGGTCAAGATCTTCTGACCAAAGACTCAAGAAGGACATTACAGACTCAACTTTAGGTTTATCTTTTATAAACGACCTCAGGACAGTTAAGTACAGTTGGAAGGCAAGTCACGAACTTGATTCTACTGATGCAGAGTTAGCGCATCTCTACAAAGAAGATCCTGCCGATAACCAGATGGACACTGGTGTTTATATGCACAACTTCATTGCTCAAGAAGTGAAGGAAGCATTGGATACCGCAGGTGTTTCTGACTTTGGTGGTTGGGGCGTGGATCAATATAACGTTCAACAAGTATCCCGTGAGATGTTCGTTATACCGCTGGTCAAAGCAGTTCAAGAACTATCCGCACAAGTAACGGCTCTACAGGCTGAAGTAAATACCCTTAAAGGAGGCTAACAATGGCTGAATCAGAAGCACGCTCAGACGAGCAAAAAGCACAAGACTACTCAGCAATGCTGGGCAGTGTCAGTGTAATTACTAACTGTCTTGACGATGACAACGAGTTTTGTAACGACATGACCAGCCGTGAAAAGAAAGAGCGCGTTATGCGTAGCTCTGGCTACCTGTCGTTTATGAA